CCACCGTTACCTGGAATAACATGACCACCATCAATGTTTGTAGTGTGTTCGTGTGATACAACTACTGCATCTTTACTACCACCAGTATCATTTTCACTATATGTACTACCTGCTCCAACAACAAATCTATCTCTTAGATCTGGTACAACACCACCAGTAATAGTTTGTAGTTCAGTTGTAACTGGTGTAGCACCATCACATAACTGATAACCAGAAGGCAAATTATTACCAGCACCAGACCAAGCAACTACAGTTCCTATAGGATCACTACTAGAATTACCACCTCCTCCACCACCAGATTGTGCTACCCAACTAGTATTTCCATTTCCATCTGTAGATAAAACATATCCATTAGTACCGTTATTTGGGGGTAACTGAAAATTAACATTACCACTAAAAATACTATGTGGTGGTGCTTTTATACTTACCTTATGTAAATTACCAACCTCACAATATAGGTCTATTGCTGCTACGTTTCCTGTACCTGTTCTTACACCAATGTTACCATCAGCAAGAGTTATACCACCTGACGAACCATTTCCACCAACAGTAATACTATTTGTAGTTGTATTTCCACTGGATCTACTTGTTACACTATCAAGAGTGTCAGTTTCTGCCGTAAGGAAATTCAATGCAGGTGGAGTATATGTAAACTCTCCACTAGCATTATCGTATGTAACATCTCCACTTCCAGCAGCAGTAGGATTTGGTTTAACAACAGATATATCATCTAACTGTATACCACCACTACTACTTCCTTGAAGATCTTGTGATGGTCCCCATTTACTAGTTGTGGAATTCCATTTCAATACATGTCCATTTGTAATATTTGCTGGATCTGTAGGTATATCGGTATCAGTTAATGCTTGAAGAGTACTTACAACTGTTGGTTTATTTTTAATATAATCTTTCGCAGTAGTAGTTGCTTGAGTCCAGTCGGATTGTATCTGTGCTGCTGGAATTGTTGGTTTGTTTAGAATTACTGCTAGACCACCACTAGGTGCAGTAGCATTCCAATCACATTGAACCTGTGCTAATGGTATAGAAGGTTTGTTTTTTATAAAATCAACAGCAGTCGTAGTAAGTTGATTCCAATCTGCTTGAACCTGAGAGGTAGCAGATGAAGCTGCTCTAGGTTCCCATGTACCGTTACCAGCAGCAATATATGTTAATACATAACCATCTGTAAGAGATGATGTATCAACATTATCAAGATCACCAATATTTGTAGGAAGTGAAGGTTTATTCTTTATGAAAGCATCATCTGTATTATCTGTTTCAGTCCAATCAGATTGAACATTTCCACCACCACCTCCTCCACTAGAAGGAGTATATGTAAATTTTCCATTGGTATTATCATAAGTTAATGAAGAAACTGAAGCAGCAGGATTTACTAAAATTGAAAGATCAGTTAATTGAATACCAGCTGGTACGGCATCAACCCATTGACTACTGTCAACATCTTCATAATATATCTTTAAATTTCCTTCGTCAGATTTCCACCAAAGTTGTCCATCATAAGGAGTTGATGGTGCGGTGTCATCAGTAGTTACTTTTGATGCGAATGATGATAAATCTGGAGGTGTGTATGTAAATACGGTTCCTGTTACACTGAGGTCTGGAGTTCCTGCATTATTTTTTGTAATGGATAACTTAAGATCTCCTGTATTAATCCATTTACCATTATCATATCTAAGAAATTGATCAGGTTGTACACTAGTAATAGTAACATCCTGTAATTCATTAATTGATAAACCATTAATGTTTTTTAGATAACCTTCAGTAGAATGATCACCCCAACCCCATGCTTCATCCCAATTAGCAATTTTTGCAGTATCTTCTATCCAAAAGTTTGATAAGTCAGGTGGAACGTATAAAAATTCACCTGTATCATTTGGGTAAGTACCAGTAACAGTATATGTTAAATAACCTCCACCAGAAGCAGTACCAACAGTAACATTAAAGTCACCAAGTTCAATATCTTTATCTTCTTCTAAACTTAAATTATATAAATCTTGAGCAATCTCATTGATCTCTATCCTTTGCTCTTCAAAGGTAAAAGTCTTTGCTACATTTCTAAGTATTGCTGTCATCGGACTTCACTATCTGTTTGAGTAGGGATTTGATCTCGTATAACTCATCTTTAACAAAGTCCAATTCCTTTTCCATATTCTGAAATTTTTGTCTAGACTTTTTATATTTCTCAAAAGAAGATCTGTCAGTATTTATGATCGCACCAGTGTTTACGTCACGGTAGAGATGATCGTTGTCCTTGACTTTTAAATGGTTCATTATATTCCCAATCTTGTTTGATGTGCAGACCAATTAGATGAAACCTCAGATGAACTTAAAGCTCTATCATAAAATCCTGAGAAATGTAATCTACCCTCAGTATGAAGAGATGTACCACTATACCTATCAATAAACTTGAAAACTGCACTATCAATATTCCAAGCATTCCCCCCACCACCAAAAGCAACACTTCCAACATTACTTCCATTATGATACCAAGTCATATTACCATTCGTCTCCATCGTCATGTAAAAACAATGTATAGTATTTTCAGCGTAACCACTTCCTGCGTTAAGATCACCTTTAACATCATTATTACTATCTAATCTATGTAAAGAACCTGTAATTCCTATGAAATTATTACCATCATTATTTGTTGCCGTCATCCACCAACCAGAAGCCAATTTTAATCCACACCAAAAATAAGTAAATGCAGTACCACCATTAAAGGTAATTGTGTTAAGCCATTCAAAGAAATTACTACCCCCTGAAGGAACAATAACTCGTCCTCCATCAGAAGCTTCCCAAGTCATTGAAGTAGTATTTGAATAAAGATGATTAGAACTAACAGAACAGTTAATTGTTGAAGCACTACTTTGATTTTGTACGTTCTCTGAAATAGCATTCCAATATGCTATTAAACCATTACTCTCAATATCAATACCACTACCACCAGACGAAGGTGCAGGTATTCCTAATAGCATTTGTTGTATTGCCATTATGTTAACTGAGCTCCAGAGATATAAGCAGTATTTCCTCCATACATGTAAATGACAGTCGCCATTCCTCTAGCACCGAGAGTACGATTTCCTGTATTGCCAGTCCCACTATCGTAAAGAGTTAAACCAGTACCTTGATTTAATGTTATTGCAGATCCACTAGCATTTAAAATTGTTATAACGTCTCCTCCTCCAAAAGGACCACCACCAGAAGCAGATTGAAGTGTGACATCTCCAGACATTGAAACACACTTTCCAACATCACTAGCAAGCATGACATAACCGCCAGCATGAGTACCTGATAGAGGACTAGTTGGTACACTTCTTAGATTACCTTTCTCATCTGATACATTTCCCGTTACCGTCACTCCCGAACTAGTAGTTTCTAATTTTGGATTCTCGTTATGATTAAGTACTGTTGATCCACCACCATTTAAAACAATATTATATTTACCACCTGCAAAGAGTCGCATTCTAGGACTTGCACCGTGTAAATATTCAACCATTCCATCATATTCAGCAGCACCACTTGTACCATCACTGAAATGAAGTATTCCATAACTTGTCGCACCAGAACGAATTGTCATTCCACAATGACCAGAATCAGCAATAGTAAATTTCTCACCATAGGTATCTCTTCCTTCCGTACTGGTTCCTAACAACAAACGACCACTTGAGTCAATGCGAGTTACAACAACATTATCATCTCTTATATCAAAATGATAATTAGCAGGAGTACCTATACTATTCAAACAGAAACCATTTTCACCATCTTCAGTTTGTATATCTAAAGTTCTCTGTGCTGAAGCAGTCTTACCAATACCAACTCTTCCTCCATGTGGATTTAATAATAAAGCTTTAGCTAAATTTCCAACACCGTTAGATCCTTGTATATAAGGATTAGCATCTGTAGTTTCAACTCCCATCCAAAGAGAATCAGAACTGTTATTAGAACCTTTAACTCTAAAAGCTGCTTTTGTAACTGAAGTTGCTAAACTACTTGCTGAATCTGCATAACCTTGTCCACCTTGTGTTTCTAACAAACCTCCAGTTATAGAAAGTCCAGTATTGGTGAAACGTGCTACTTCACTAGTAGTAGTTCCAATACCACCACCAGTATGAACTGATAATGAGTTTGCTGCTTGAACAGTAAGTCTAGCTCCACCATTATTAAATTCTAGTTCTGGAGTACCTTGGATAAACTGTAGATTACCAGCAACCGTAGCAGGACTTCCAGTTACACCAGAAACAGCACCAATAAGATTAGGAGCCTCAAAATCTTTATTACTTACCCACTTATCCCCAGTCTGATTATATGTAATAGTTTTGTTGTTAGCACCCTTCAACTTCCAACCACCACCATGAGCTGTAGCATCAGTAGGTGATGAGACATTACCAATGACAATTTCCTTGTCCTCCACCTGAAGTGTCTCAGTGTTCAGAATCGTCTGAGTGCCGTTGACTGTTAGCGTCCCACTCAATGTGAGGTCAGCACCAGTTGCACCTGCTGCAAGAGCAGTGGCAGTGGTTGCAGTACCAACAGTGGTTGCTCCTGTTGCTATGTTATTGACATCACCAGCGAGATTGTTAATCTCTAACCTCTGCTGTTCTATTGTAAATGTCGTTGCTACGTTTCTTAATGGCATTGTGGGGATCCTCTTAGTATGATGCTACAGCCCTAAGATCTTGGATCTTCGGTACAAATGCAGGGTTGTTTGATTTCATTACGACCTTAATGGCAAATGATGAGAACTCAGAAAGATCTTCAACACTATAAGATAGTTCTTGATATGAAGATTGCTTCTCGGTGATTCCACTAATGGAATTCTCAGCAGTTGCAATTACATTAACATCTGGAAGTCCTGTTCCGTTAAAATATATCCATTCAATATCTTCAAAGTTTTCTTGTGAAGATGATTTTTTAATTCTATAAAGAATTGAGATATTATTAATATCACTGGTATTAGCAGTAATCTTTAAATCAATTGCAGTAGCTGGATTTTGAATAGCAACTTCTTTCGTTACATATTTAGCGATAGTTGAACTATTCTTAGATTGTATATCACTTGTATACTCAATTCCATCAGAATAAGATATTTTAGATACCTCTAAGTACAACTGCTCTTCTGCATCTTGTCCACTATAAGAAATGATATCTCCTACACGGAATATATCAGCACCCATAGAATCTACAACTGCATTTCTGGTATAATCAGTGTTAGTATTAATAGCACCAGTGTAATCATCATTTATAGGTTTCTTATCATTAATTGTAGTAAGAACTTTTGTCTGTTCATTCCAAAGTAAAACCTTACCAGAAATCTTATTATCATATGTTTCAGCAATAACACTTGGGTTTCTAGCAGTTACATATGATGGAGGTGATAGAACATCAGGAATTGCAAATGATTCCTTAGTTACATTAGCACCACTATCAACACTAACAGTTCCAGCAAAGGTATCAGTTTCAAATGTTAATGTTTCTCCTGGTTGGAATGTGTCATTAGTTTTAACCTTAACATAGATGTATGTTCCAGCAACCTTAACAACATCACCAGATGCTTTACTAGTCGCACCTGTTATTGTTTGTCCAGCAGCAGTGACTGTTTCATTACCAGCAACACCATTTGTTTGGAAACCATAAACAGGATAGAATTCTAATAATTGATTTCTACGACCAAATCTATCTTCATTTCCTTTAGGATTTTCTACTCTATTGCTGATAGTTTTTACTGAAGATCTAGAAAGATCAATCAATGGTGACAAATGAGATACACTACTTGATAAATCAATCTTGTATGTTAAAGATCTTGTAATATTATTAGAAGTCTCGTTAATTCTTGACGCAATAACTTTTTGATTAATAAAGAAGAAATCTTCATTCAAGAAAGTCTTTTCATAATCAGATTGAGAATATGAAGTAAATGTACCAACATTATCATCTACAGGTGCAATATTAGTTGTTTTAACTGAACTACCAACACTAGTCTGTGTAAATGAGAGATTAGGAACAGTTGCATGAAGTTTTTCAAACTTCCTATTATATGATACTAGTACATCTGTACCACCACCAAATGAACTTGATGATGCTCTACTTGAAGATACTATATTATAAGAATCAATACCTGCACTTACGACTTTAAATAAACCAGAATTTAATTGTGTTGCAGTTACACCACCAACATCAGATACTCCCTTAAAGAAGACATATGATTTACCATCAGAATCAAATCCATTATCAGAATGACTTACCTTAACATTGAAGTTGCTATTTTTAAACAATGGAGAAGTTGCAGTTGAATTAGAACTAGCATCAGTTTCAATTGGATTGGAAGATAATGCTTCGTATCCAAGTTCTTCGTTTGTAAGAAGAAGTTCTGCTGGTCTTGTAATATCAAACTCTGCACGATTTAGTTTATACTTAATGTCTTCAAATAAATCTTCTATCCAAGCATTAGTATTTTGAGACTTGAAGAGAGAACCTAAAGCAGGTTGTGTTGTGACAGTTGTGCTAGTGGCAATATCAGATTCTCCTAATGCAGAAGCCCATACCAAGTAATCAATAGAATCTGTCTCAAGAACAAGAGCATACTCAGTATCATTCTGTAAATATACAGGATAATCAAAAGTAAACTTGGTTGGAGTAGTTGAAGCAGTTACACCAGTATCATCAATTGAGATACCCATACGAACTGCTGGACTATCAATAGTAATAAACGATTCAATTTCAGCACCAGCATTACCAGTACCTGTTCCACGTATAACAACAGCAGGTGGTTCGGTATATTCAGAACCAGCAAGAACTAATTCCGAATGATAAACTTTATTTCCAGAAACTCTTACTGTAGCAGTAGCATTACCACCACCAGGTAGTTGAGGACTCTCAATTGTTACAATTGCAGAATCATAGTCATAACCAGTATTCTTAATCTTCAGATCAGTTACCCTACCAGAATCCTTAACAATCTTAAGTGATATTGTAGTATTATTAGCATTGTTAGCAGTAGTTATTGATGGAACTGTTAGAGTTTCATCTTGCTTGAAATCAGTACCATTATGATTGTTTAATAGTAATGTATAGACCTGATCATTAGTTAAAGTAAATACACCTGATGCAGAAGAACTAACTTCAATGTTATTTTTATCAAAGATACGAGAAATAGGACCAGAAGCATTAGAAGTAGATCCAGTTATCTTTTCTCCCTTTGTTATATTAAGAGTGTCACTAGCAACGACTCTTAAATAAGTATCAGGATTTAAAACTTTTTGTGTTCCAGGAATAATATTTTTACCTGGTTTACCATTCTCAACATCTGTTAGATAAATTCTAATAGGAATAGTGGAACTCTTTTGAGAGAAGAATAGATCAACACTAGTTGTAAACAATCCACCATCAAATCCATCAACAGTAAATGTCTGTGCAAGTGGATTTGGTCTAGCTGGGTTATCAGTATTACTATCAACTATTTGTGTACCTTCATTAGATTTAAAGAATGCAGGACTAGTTGAAACAATAGAAGAAGGGTTATCTGGAAGCAATCCTGTAGCATAGTACTTAACTTCAGCATATGTTTCTACACTATCTTTGGAAGCATTTGTAGAACTTGAAGTAAATCTAATTGTTTTTACACCAGTAGAAAATCTAATTTCACTAGCATCTGTATCATATGATACAGTATCAACATTTCCAGTCCATGTAGTATTCTCTCTAGGTGGTTGTCCAGCAGGTATTAAAATGATACCACTAGCATTACCATTCTCATCTGTAGTAATAGGACTGTTAAAAGATGATAATGAATTACCAGCAATGCCTGTATACCTATAATCAGGATTAACCCAACGAGAAATATCCTGTCCTTCCATGAAGACACTTATATTTGTATTAGGTTTAAGACGACTAACTTTAAATTGAACCGAAATACTTCTTGCAAAGAATGACAATGATGTTGCTACTACGTTAGAACCAACACCTCTTGTATTGATACCTTTACCAATTTCATTATTCTGAGGACTAATGTTTGAAGAACTTCCAACAGAAGCACTAGTAACACTACTGTCAGATATACTACTATTAGTTTCTGCAAATGAACCTATGTTAAAGAATGCTCTATCTGCACCAATCCAATTTATTTTATAAGAATTATAAAGACTTGAAAAAGCATCTTTAAGTTCATTCTTTGCAAGGAAAATTGAATATAAATTTGTATTGTTATCTGTAACCAGAGGTGCTACACTGGTGTCATACCAAGAATCAGCTGATGGTCCTATGAATGAATCACCAACATACTGAAGTACAACAAATGGATTAGGATTAACTGTCTTAGTAGCAAAGTTATTTCCTAACAATTCTAATTCTGTATATGGAAGAGTAACACGATCTCCAGATTTTTGATATCCAGAAACTGATCTTTGATCTTCTCTTGTATTAACTTCTTCTAACTTAAATGAATCCTCTTTAGATTGAGGTCTCATTACAGATTGTTGAGTATCAATAGAACACTTGTAATCAACTGACTTTAAAGATCCAATCTTATGTGTCTCAAAATTGTCCACTATGAAACCACTCTTAAAGCGATTTATTCCAGCAGAATCAGTAATATGCATGTTGAGTGCTTGCTGTTCCAAGACACTTAACGTAGTGTAATATTCTAATCTTTCAATACGTTTCTCCAACTTGCCAATATCACGCATTGTATAACGCTTGTTATCAACAGGTATAATCCTTACATCCTTACTACTTTCTGTGAAAGCAGGAACATACATGTAATACAAAGAGATAGCATCATTAATAGGATCAGGTTTAGATGGATTTAAAGATGAATTACCCTCTTTAACAACAAATTCACCTTTCTTATTCAAGAACAAACCATCAATTCTATCTAAGTATTGCTTCTGTGTAAATGAGAATGTATACTCTAAATTAGAATCGGAAGCAGGTGTGCTAGAAACAATACCACCAGTTCCAGTAAATGATCTAGTATTAGAAGAAGATAATAGAGAATTATTATCAAATCCAGAAGTAATAGAATCGTTATCAACTTTTGGTCTGAAGTCTAAAACATCACTCAATGATACCTTACCAAGAGCAGGAGAATTGTATGTTGGAATATCTTCGGGACCAACACCAGCTTCATGTAAATAAGAATCAACAGCACAAAAATCACCTTGAGTATGCTCAAAGTAATCAAAAGCAATAACTAATTGACCTGAAGGAGAATCGGATCCTGGTTTAAGAACAAGTCTTGAAAGGTCATATATTGTATCTCTCTGACCATCATCAAAAGTAAATCTACTAGTAACATCAGTACCACTAAGAAGATTACCATTTCTATCTACAGTAGGTGGAGCAGATGTAGTACCTTCATAAACATATCTTAGTTTATATGCATCAGCATAACTGTATACTGTTAGATTTTCACTATCATAATCCTTTCCTCTGAAAGGAATAATATTGTCTCCAATAGAATCAATAACAATTCTCTTATTAACAACTGCTGTCTTTAATCTTGGTTTTGCCTTACTAACTTCTAATGTAGCAGTCAATTTAAGAGTTGGATAAGTTCCTCCTGTAGGAATAGATCCAAAATAAGTATCAGTAAATGATAGTGATACACTACCAGCAGTTAAACCACTAGCAGAATCAACAGAAGATGTTATACTTACTTGATCTGAGGTAAGATAAACAATGTCACCTTTACCAATAGAAGGTGCATCGCCTGGATCTAAAACTGTTACAAGGAAATTACTTTCGGTGAATGAAACAAATCTCTGAGTACCAAATGGCAATTGAGCAGCGAATGTTATCATTCCAGCTCCACCAGAACCAGGACTAACAAAGTCCCTTCTTAGGAAGTATGAAATTTTAGAATCTTCACTATCTGCAACAATTGAACTAACTTGAGTAGTTCCTGTTTTATATAAAAGACTTCCTTGATTAAAGTTATCAATTGAAGGACGCACTCTAACAACACTACTATTACTTACATCAGCAGGAAGAGATCTATCTAGATATATTCTTGATTTTAGTATACCAGATGGTTTAGTTGATTGTTGTACAAGAGCACGTACTATAGTATCAGTACTATCTGTAAACTGTACTAGATCTCCTTGTTGTAAGAACTTAGTTGCATCTCCACCAAATCCATTACATTCAATATACTTTCTTCCTAATTCTCCACTAAAAGTAAACTCAGTAACAGGAACAACTTCAGAATATGTTTCTTTATTCAACTCAACATCAGAAGTGAATGTGTTTACACTTCCAGAACCAAATTTAGAATAGAAAGATTTTACATTTTGTGGAGTGTATGTTGTTACTGCATTTCTAACAAGAACAGGAGTAATAAGAGCAGCTGTTGGAGTTACACCAGATCCAGTTGCCTGAATAGCAATTACAGATGGTGGTTTTGAATATTCAATATTAACACCTTCTCTATCTACAACAGTTGCACTAATAATTTTTCCACCTGTTGATGCTAAGTTTAATTTAATTTTAGAATCATCATATTCAACACCATCAATCCTAACCTTACTTCCTGTATCATAACCACCACCAGTGTTATTAACAATGAAATGTGAAATAGTATTATCTTTAGCAATTTTTAAGATATTATTATTTTCATCTCTAATAGTTTCACCAGATCTAAACTCACCAAAAAGAGTCTTTAACATCAAGGTTCTAGTACTCGTGTACTTACCAAGTGCTTCTCCTTCTACAACACCATATGCACCGCTTGCAATACCATATACGTATCTTCCAGGAGCAAAATATTTTGCATCATTTTCAGCATACTGAAGTGGTTGGTCTAAAATAATCTTAGTAAAGAATTGAGGATCAAAATATGACAACCCAAATATAGAATTATAAATGGATGTACCATTAGATTGTCTACCTTTTGATAGTATAGTATCAGTGTCTGGATTAAATCCAGATCCTTTCTCAGCAAGAGTAAAGTTACTTGGTTTTACTGTTCCGATAACTGGAGTAAATGTTTCATTGTAATCAACAATATATCCAATAGGAACATTAGCTGCTGTACTATGATCATCAGCCATTGCATCTGCATCATCCCAGAATACTGCTCGTCTGAGATTGTCTGCACCCATATCATATTCTAATAGAAACTGATCTAATTCATCTTTCTTTGCACTAACTGTAAGTTCAAGATACTTTACAGACGAATTTGAATTAGCTTCAATTCTACTAACCTTTGAAAATGCAATTGGAACTAATGGTTTTTGTCCATTTGGAGTAGTACTACTACCAACTCTACTTGATATAATAGCAATCTGAGATAATCCACCACCAGATTTATTACTCAACCAATTAGAATCAGCTAAAGCATTATACTTGGTTACAGAATCTGGGTGAATTTCAATGTAAATTGTTTTAATACCACTGTTGGTATCAAAGAAAGTTCCTCTACGACTAACAGTTTGTTTTGAATCTGTAGATTCTTCACTACCATTTAAACCAATTGATCCATCATTAAAGGATGCAGAAAGAAATACATTAGGATAAGCACTTAATTGAGAACCTTCAGCATTAAGAGGAACCGTATTATAAGTGTTTGTAATTTTATATGTGGGAAGACCACTAGTTTTTAAACGAATATCCTTTCTATCAAGAGTTTCTCTTGCTTTATTGATAGGAATGTACTTTGTTTCTTTATTAACAATCTCATATCCCTTAATATATGCCTTACCTGGACCTACACTAGCTAAAAGTTTCTGCTGTGCCTCTGTTGTTGTAATACCATTAACTTTTCCAAAAGCATCTAGAGGATAAATTCCTAGATTACCATTTTGTTGGTAGTATTCTCTAACATCTAGAGAGAAGTTATCAACAATATAGTCACCAGATTCATCATAAGTCCTTCTTGCTAAAGTTTGTTCTAGAAGAGAGTAGTCTGTTTGTACTACTTGTGATTGTACAGTACCCTTCTTAACAGTTAGTAACTGAATAAAATTCTTATCGGTGATTTCACCAAGATTATATTTTACAACGGTAAGACTAATTTTTAATCTATGAGCTCCTGGAGATGAATAATTACTTGATCCAGCAGAATTATCATATAAACTATCGTCTTCTTCAGGAGTAACTAAACTCTCATCTATTTTAAAACCAACTTTTGCAGATGGTTGATCATAATAATCATCAATTACTAATAATTGTGATTTGTTTTTTACAAAATATCCATTTACAAAATAAATTCCTTCTTCTACCTGAACAGCAGAAGCATATCCCATAGCAGTGCTCTCTAGGGACGCTGATATACCTGTGTCAGGATCAGTAACAGAAATACTAGTAGGAAGTACGCTTCCATCGGTTCCAACCACTAGGAGTGGTGTATTAACGCCATCTACGACCTCTAGGGTCTCACCTTGACGGAATGTATCCTCATTCCCTGAATCACCACTATTTGTGTAATTAACATACACAACATCAGATGTTGTATCGGTAGCATCCTTACTTGAAACTACTGTACCAATAACACCTGAAGTTAAACCTTTTAATTCTACGCCTTTTAATTGACTAATATCATATTTCTTGTAAACCACTTGACCATCTTGGTTTACAGGTATTTCTGATACAGAAGACAACTTAACATAAGATAATCTCGTGTTAAGACCAACCTCACCAGGAATGACTAATTCACCCTGCTTGAAATTGTATTTACCAAAACTTTCAATCTGATTCTGAAGAATAGACTGTAATTGGGTTAACTCTCTCGCTTGGATTGAATATCCAGGACGAAAGAGAACCTTATAGAAGTTTTTATCCAGTTCAAAATTGTCGTAGTATGGAGCTACATTAAGGTTTGTCTTCTGAGGCATCTCACTTTGTCTCTAGTTTTTTGGATAGAATTAGAATTCAATTACTAGCTTGATGTCCTCAATCTGGTCAGGAGCACGTGTAATTTGCCTTCTGTTCTCTATGTATACGATATCACCAGAGTTAGGTTCAATCTCAGGAGTTGCTAAACCACCAGTAAATGAAACTTCCACCAATGCAGTATTTTGTGCAGTATCAACAGTACCAGAAGCAGTTGATGTTCCTCCAACAACTGCATTAGCAGCATTAGATTCAAATGCACGAACTACACCACTATCAGTATGTGTAGTAGGTGATTGGAAATATTTCAAAATACCATTAGTAGTATCCCAAGAAACAACAGTACCTTTTGCAGTACCACCTGTAACAGTCTGGGTAATAGTCTCATCAGCAACATAATCTGCGGTTGCACCATTCAATTTAACTGCAAACGTTCCACGGCGTGTTGGATCTGTTGCAACGTTGGTTGTTCCATAATCTAATGGATCTTGAATAATACCAATCCTACGGAAATCATTATCTACAGGGAAGTCTCCAGAACCTTCTGCATAAGTTAGACGAATATTCGTCATAACTCTCTTAGCAAATAATTCTGCTTCAGCACTAGAACCGTGACCACCTTCAGGTGAAACAATTACTTCAAATCCACCTACAGCAGTAAATGCACTACCATAACCAGTAGTAAGTCCAGCGTCAGTAAATGTGGTAGCTTGTGTCAGTATTACACTACCGTAAGTATATCCTGAACCTGCTGCTTCAACACTAATACTAGAAATACCACCACCAGCAGTAGTTTCAAATTTAACTACACCATTAGTACCATCACCAACAATTGCTGTATATAATGTCTCTGAAGCTGGTAATCCAGTCGTTCCTTGTGCATTATCCAATACAACACTAACACCACCATCAACGGCAAGTGCTTCTACAGCAGTCCTAGATGCCTCTCCAGAAGCAGCAATAGGCATAAAGTCTGTTGATAGGAAAGATAGAACATCACCTGTTGTAAGGGTGTACATATGCTTCCAGATGTATCCACCAGTACCAGCAGGTTCTGTGAATATACCATTTGCAAATGTACCTTCGCCAGCACTAGGAGAACTCTTTGGTTCGTAAGTTACATTTTGACCTGTAGCATTAGCAGCATTCTCTCCATTATAAAGGCATTTAAATACCTGATATTCTCCATTCATCACATAGAACTTAGATCCAGGTAATGCAGAAGAATTAAGAGCAGTTTGTACACCAACTGTACCTCCACCACCAGCAGTAGGTGCATAGTTAGGACGGTACATATCAAATTTTGGATTCAGCGTTGTACTCCAGTTGTAACGGGGTACAACAAGACGGGCAAATGATGAAGTAATCTTCTTGGCAGCGATTAGTTCTGTATATACGTCTTGCTTTTCAGCTTGGTTATCAATTGGTGCTGGTGGAATCTCTTCGGTTGCATACCTATATGTTCCAGAAACAGCAGTAGCACCAGAAGTTCCTCCAGTTATAGCAGTCTTAAATGTAGGTGTAGTAGTTGCCGTAGGAAGGATTGTAGTAAGTAGCAAACTATTAGCATGAACTTCAGATACTACTCCACTCCATCCACCACCACTAACTGTTTCACCTACGGAAAAAGTTCCGCTTACGTTAAAAATTTCAAGATGAGCATCCCATTTAGAGGAACGTCCCACAAAGAAATACATATGTGTCTTCTCAGCTTCACTGAGGGATTCTAAGAATTGCTTCGCATTGAAGATTCTAAATTTTTCTGAGATAATAGCTGCCATTTGTCGCTGTGCCTTAGTTTATAGTTAAGCTGAATCAAGTTTATTTATAACTTATTTATAGTGCGTTTCTAATATGCGTACCAATAGTATGCTCTTCAATAGGAGAACCATCAACTCCACGGGTACAACCTAATAAACGATCACTCATTTTACTGGTATAAGAAATAGTTTCTCTACCGATCAAAATCTTTCCTCCTGCTTCAGGATAGATGTGACGAATCGCTGTCTGTTCCTGAGGTGTTCCAGGATTTTCTGTAACACTGTATTGTGTAGTAGTATATATTACTTCACCAGTTGCATTATATCCAGCACCATTTGCATCAGGTAAATCAGCAGTGTCAAGTACGGTTAAGTAGTTATTTATAGAAGGATACCCAACGTTGAAAAGATAGTCATTATCTGCAACCATAGTATTTGAGTTATTCTCAAATTCTTGTAGTTGTAGATTGAATCCTTCCCATTCCTGAATAGTATATGCGGAAACACTAAATCCGCCAGGAGATACTATATCACCAGTGCTCATAAATTTAGCACCTTCCCATTGCAAGAATCTCGGTCCCAATGTTCCTTGATTATAGGATAACTTATAAGAAATCCTTCTCTTGTCAACGAAACCAAAGTTATAGTAGAAGATCCTTTCTTGACCTCCACCGCCACCGCCACCGCCAGCACCAGGAATTTCTCCAGGAGGTCCACCAGGATCAACAAATCTATTTCCGTATATATCCACTTCAATTACTGGTAAACGACATTGTACTTTATGATCAAGTTCAATGATACTAGTTCCCTGAGAAGTCAGTGCTGTAGTAGGAACACTAGCAGATGCTATAGAAGTAGCATAGTATGTAACATATTCCTGTGATATAGGAAGTGGACTCAAATCAAGTTGTTTTTGTATAATAAGAGTTATCTTCTCTTTGCATAGTACAGGTGTACTAATTTCAAGATTGATACTATGTGCTGGTGTTCCAACTTCAACTCTTCTTTCAGTAGCCCACTCTGCACTAATAGCAACAGGAGATGGTTGTATAAGACTAGTATTAATCAATAATGTGAATAAACTATCAATCTTCCTACCACGTTGTTTTATAACATCATACTGTCTTGCTGTTACTACACTAGGTGCTTTTGTATATCCAGATCCAGCATTGGTTAATACAATATCAACAATCTGTCCATCAGAAACTTTTACTTCAGCTCTAGCACCTCCACCCTGTTGATCTACAGGAATGAAATGTAATATAGGAGTTGTATGATAATCTTTAGCACCAGATGGTTTAAGAACTCCAGTATCATATAGTAACTGTAAATCTGTCTTATTCCAAGTAATAGAACTTACAGAACCATTAGTAACCTCGCAAGTAACACTAAGACCTACACCATCAACATCTCCTGCATAACTGGATGTTTCAACATTACCAAAGAAACTAATTGAAGTATCATCACCTGCATTATAAGTTTTGGGAGAAACATACTGTGGCAGTTGATCAATTGTCCTATAAGAATCCTCACCATCAATTTTAATTATATCACCAGCATTTAAATTACTAAGTCCTCTTCTCCTCTCATAGAAAACTTCATCTGCTCTCTTAGATCCATACAACCACTTAGCAGTATTTCTTTGCATTCTATAATCAGAACTATCATCTCTAACTATAGAAATAGTATTTGTAGTTCCAGTTAATTCATATTCATCGCTAAAGTCAGTCATTCCAGCAAAGAATATATTAGAATTGTCTGTATTAGGATTACCACCAGCAATAGTAATAATTAACTCATCACTAGTAGTTCTATAAGATTTAATGTTACCAATAAAGATTTTTTTACCACCTATCTTCTGATATGCAACTTGGAAGAAATCGGAAGAATCTCCATACCATCTCTTCCATCCAGTAAAGTTATTAGCAGAACCAGCATCACATGTTAAAACAATTTCATTATAATACTGATTTCTTTCAAAATCGTATAATGTTATTGATGGATTAATATCTCTTCCATAAACAAGAATAATCTCTACATTACTTCCTGCAAATATATTTTTTGTAAACCTAATAGCAGGACCACTTATAGTATATGAATACGTTTCTCTTTGCAATACACCATCTATAAAGACTAAAGCAAACTCAGGATTACTTAAAACCTTTATTTCATTGCTAGGATCTAAAATTAAGAAAGGACCAGTAGATCCTTGCTTAGAAATACCAGTATTATTAATTCCACATCTTATATAATTTCCTACTCCATGTGCGAAGAATTTCTCTACTGCTAAACCTTCCTGTAAAGTTTTTGTATTTGATTCTTGACCCCATAATGGTGGGGTATCAAATACAACTTTATTTGGAACAGAAGTTCTATCAATGGTATAAGCAGGTGTATGTTGTAATACTCCACTCAACGCAATAAATAAATCTTCATTTACTTGAGTATCTACAGAAGTTCCATCTTCGTAATACAATTCAAATATTGTATTTTCTCCATCAAAGTAATCAGCATAAGAAACATCTATTGTTCCTACTCCACTGTTTAGTGTTGTTTTCAACACACCACCCAATGTTTCTATAGCAGACAATACATCTGCACATCTAGGAGTTTCAGAATCTATTGTTATATTTCCATTTGAATATGGAGAAACAGTTGTATATGTACCACTTGGTAATTCATTGTTTATTGATAACTTAGCAAGACCAACAGCATATTCATATGCTTCAACTGCTGCTTCTAGTTCTGAAGTCTTATCTCCTGTTGCAGCATCAGTTAATATAGCATCACCAGTTAAAGAACTTAATACACCACCAGTGAAATATCTTTCTGCATTTGATAATGTCTTTTGATTTCCACCAAATCTTACATCATGGGATATACCATCAACAACAAGTCCAATATCAATATACCAATCAGTTTCTTTAGTATTCCAACTAAATTCTGGATACTTATTTTTAATATAACCAAGAGACTCAGATTGAATGAACTGTTTATTCATCTCAATTTGATTTGCAGCATCAAGCCACCTACCATTCTTCTGGAAAATATTCTTAATCTTCTTAAAGTACTTGGCATTCAAAGAATCATCTTTAAACTGGAACCATCTTGCATGGAAAGTAACATCCTTTAATGGTGGTTGTGCAAATTCAATTTTATCTTCGTCAACAATATTATATGCAACACCTGGTTCTTGTAATATACCATCAAGAGTTACTACTAAAGTTTGAGCATTATATGGTTTAACAGCATTGCCATTTGAATCAATCAAACCAAAATCTGTATTACCACTAAGATTGCCTTTCTCACTAAGAGAACCTTCAAAGATTCCATTTATGAAAACAGGATTTCCTTTTATCTCAGCAGTACTCTTTGTATCAATTGATACAGAACCAACTCCTTTCTCTACATTCAAATTCTTCATCAAAGCAATGCTCTGAGTAATCTGCCTTCTAGTACTTACTACAGTAACATTATTCTTCTCAGGATCCCAAAGTTGAATAACACTTACTCTGCTGGTATCAGAGGTCTCGCTCATCTTTGCATCAACAACAGAGTTGATTACAACCTCACCAAATAATTTAAATCCAGCTGGATGAGTAGTTTCTTTTATTAAAGATCTCCATGTATTAATTGGAGTTTCTGATTTAACTAAGTATGAATAATCTTGATAATAGAATGAATCTGTTATTCTTTGATTAGCGTCACTGACCTTTCCAGAATCTGATTTGTAATAACCCAGATTATCATAATATGTTTTAATATCTGAAGAAAATTGATTATAATTAATAGATTCAATTGTTGCTGTTCTTTTTCTAGATAATCCAACTATTTGTTGTTTTTCTCTAAAGATTCCAGAAATCTTATTAACTAATAATATATTTGAACCTTTTCTCCAAGATGTAACTTTTGCTCTAGCAATTTCAACTGATCCTGATTTTTGTACAATGGTTTCACCAATACTAAAAGCATCAAGATCAAATCCAGATAACGTTAGAATATAGTTAGAAGTAAATGATGAATTAAGAGTCTTATCATTATGATATGATCCACCATTATTAATAATCCTTATATTCCTAGGTATACCAATGTTTGTGCTATTTAAATAACAATCAACATTAGTATCAACATTACCATCAGCATCAATAATTCCTGTTACAATAGGAAGTTTCTTATAATCAATACCAATATTAGTAACCTTAATAGAATCAATTTCTCCAACAGAGAAAAGAGACTTAGAAGTATACTTGATAACACCACTACCATTATAAGGAGATTTGGTAGTAGTTGAATAAACTATTTTATTTGGTGTTACATACATTGCAGTTTTATTTCCCTGCAATGGATCAGAAGTAACATTTAAATATGATTTTTCAGAATTAACAATTCCATCCCTATCATAGTAGAAATATTGTAAGTAATTAGATTCCTTTCTCTTACTATAATTATTAGAACTTATTCTTGCTCCATATCCAAGTTTAATATTAACATCAGTAATAGATCTATTTGCTTCTGGTGTAATTAGATTAAAGTTTATACTTGGTGAGAAATCAAAACCACAACCAATCATTGATGAATGAGTAGTATTAAATGTATACTTGTAGTACTTGTTTACATTAATAACTGGATTTCTTGTGAAGTTTGTATTGTCAGAAGAAATCTCGTAATAGATATCAGGAGAACTAATACTTGATACTTGTACAAGTCTCTTATTACCTTCACTATCTACCTCATCAAAGAATACTGTACTTAAAGATACTTCTTCTATAGATGATAATGTTTCTGTATAACCCCATGCTATACTTGCTCTTTGGGTGGTAGCATCATAAGAAACTATTGTTCCGTCATTAACAACATGACCTGTAGTAAGATTATATCCAGCATCATATACTGAAACTACTGTTCCATCAAAATGATCAGATCTTGTAGTATTATTTTGTGCTCTTTGAACTGTAATAGCATTTGTACTTGTACTATCAACTAGAAGTATTTCATCATTAACGAGTAAAAGATCTCCTTTTTGGATATCACCACCATTAGCAACATTCAATACTGCATTTTGAATGGAAAATCCAACGTGATCAACAGAAAGAACTAAACTAGGAGTAGAAGTATCAGTTTCACCTGCTGCACCATCTCCTATAGTTAACTCGTCAAACTTCTTATACCCAGTTCCCTTGTTTGTAATTTCTACTGAGGTAATATGACCAGCAGAAGAAACCAATATATTTGCTTCTGCACCAGATCCAGATCCACCTATCAAACTCAGATCATTATAAGTCCCTTGAGTATAATCATTACCACCATTTAAGATAGCAACTCTAGCAACACCAGTATCACTGAGACTCGTTGATATGACTGGGTTCTTGAGGACTACATCTTGATATATTCTTTTTCTAACATAGTAAGTTGTATTTGTTGTACTATCATCTGGGTCAATATTAATATCAATTGTTTCATTAACTGCTACACCATGTGCATGTGATGTTGTAAGAAGTGCTACCTTATCTTCTAGATTGAAAATACTTAAGTTATCACTTAATGATCCTATAGAAACAATCTTTGCACCAGTAGTATCAATTAAATCAGAACTAGTTAAGAAAAGACTATCAGAAACAATGAAACCAGTATCTGTTACTTTTATCTTTACAGTATTTTGAGAAGTTGTAGATTCTAATACTTCTCCTTTAGCAGTAGCAGCAGAAATACCATCTCCAAGCGAAAGAATAGCACCTTTAGTGTATGATGCATTTTTATCCAATATCAAAGATAAAACTTTTGTATTAGATGATAGTACATTTGTACTATCAAAAGTTCCAGTAACTGAACTTAAAGCAAAAATCTTAGAAGAAACTACATTACCAACTATTGTTCCTGTAGCACCAGTAGTTGCTTGTGTAATAGTATCACCATCAAAGAGGTAAGCAACATTAGAAAGTTCAATATAAATGGATGTTAATGCATTAACAGAAGTTACAGACTTGCCTTTGACAGATTCTATTTCAGCAGCAGCACCATATCCCTCAGTATCTGTATCATCAATAACTACCTTTCCAGTAACAGAAAAATTAGATCCACTGTTAAGAATAGAAACTGAAGATATATCTCCTCTCTTTACATCATCAATTAATGCAACAGATAGATCTCCATTACTATCAATTCCAGATACTCTTAATCTATTTGAATTAACTGGAATATCATCTTGAGACAATAAAGAATTGTAATTAGAATCTACTGGTAGTGAGTAATAATTATTACCTAAGATATAAGGAAATACTGGAGATCCTGATGGATTAACAGTTATGAAATATGCATATGTTCCTTCTGGAAATTCTGGAGTTACACAATACCTTCCATTATTAGCATCTAAAGAACCAGATTCATCAACATAAGTCCAATCATTTATAAAAGTTCCAATTGGATATGTTGTAGTTGAAGGACCACCTACTCTACTAGTATTCTTAGAATAACTAGACATCATTCTAGTTATAGGAGTTGAAGAATCTACAGGATTAGTATATCCATAAGCACCATATATGGGGTTGCCATCATACGCAAACCCTATAATAGATGAATGAGATACTCCACTATCATTTGCTCTTAGTGTAGTAGGGGAAGCATAGTAAGCATATCCTTGTCCTAGAGATGGATTGAAACTATCTAACCAATAACCATTATCAGCATCTAAGTTTGATTGATTGTTATAATACCTATCCTTTCTCCATTCTTTAATAGATGCAGTCGCAGTCGCTCCATGTCCAACAGCAATAATTTCAACTACTACGTTCTCTTGACTGTAAAGATTTCCACCAGTGACTTTAACAAATCCTGTTATCTGTCCGTCATTTGAAACTTCAGCAACATAATCAGCAAATCTTCCTTTACCTACTTTATCTGTAATTCTAACTTCTGGTGCTGACGAATAGTACTCACCAGCATTATCAACAACAATGCTTGTTATTTCACCATTAGTAACCACAGCAGTTGCAGTTCCATTCCTACCAGATACAATGTCTACTGTAGGTATAGATGAATAGTCACCAGCAGTATCAACAATAACAGACTCAACTACTTCTCCAGCAAGTCTAGTTCTTGCAAGGGAAGATGTATTATTGATTAAAACATATGGAGGTTTCTTATAACCATCACCTTTAGTATTAACAGTAATATTTTGAATAGCACCTTTAAGAACTACTTCTTCATCTTTGTATCCCATGAATGGAATACCATTAATAGCAACACCAACGTCTCTGTATTGAGTCTCATAAGACTCAGTTACAGAAATAGGATGCTTTCTAATAATCTTTAAATGTTTCTGATCCTGTGCATCAGCAGGTAATGTACCAATGGCATGTGATGGGAATCCAGAAGATGCAATATAGTATCCTTCACCATCTTCAAAGATAGCTGATACATTAGGATTAAGATCTGCTATAGCAGCAGTACCAGTACTAGTAATCCATCTTAAATTGTTTTGAGCATCTACAATTCTTACATCGGTTGTGGAAAACCCTGCCTCAGATACTTCAACTTTGTCTCCAGCATTGGAATATGGTGCTTCTACTTCATTGTCAAGATTATATAAGACACCAAATATTAGTAAATCAACATTTGCACCAGAAACATTAGCACCATATGTTACAGGAGTGCCAACAGGGTGTGCTCCAGTGCCAGTCCTAGATTTTATAACAAATTGATTTACATTTTTGTTCTCATATGTAATAACTTCATCATCTAAATTAAACTTACCAGTTTTTTTCCACGCCATTGTGGAAAACACATCAATTCTATCACCAACACCAGTATTAGCGTCAACTTCCTTCGTTAATTTTGTTCTTGCTGCAATAGAGAACTGACCATTAACACTTGCTTCATTTAAAATGATTTCGTATAGATCTTCACCATCAAACTTACCAGCATATCTAACGTTATCAACTATAGCAGACGCATAGTCTCCATCTGTCTGAGATATTGTTTTTCCAACGAGATCATTAACGTTGCCAGATAAGATCTTTGCTTTGAGAGCATAAGATTGTACCCAATTAGATTCTGAAGCTTTTAATGTGTGATCTCTTGGATATGAAATACTTGGTTCTACATCAGTGTCAATAAGACAGTTGAATAGGAACTTTATTGAACTATCTGTTCCTTTAGATTGATAGAAAGAACCAATGTTCTTAATAAGAGTTCTCTTATCAATTCCCTCTTTAAGATATGCTTCTGGGAAATCGGTAAGGTACTGTTTCTCAAAACTCTTAACTAAAGAATATAAGAATAGGTTACTAATGTTTTGTACAGTAGATCCAGATACATGATCTGCTGCTTGTGTAGTGACAAAGGCACTCTTTTCATAAAGATCTCCTAGAGTCGTGTTACCACTTACACCACGACTAACTTCTAAGAACTGTGTATCTGTCTTTTTGGCATAAAAACAAATTTCATCATTTATCTTTATATAACCACTATCAGGAAAAGAACTTGTATCAGCAACAGTAATTGTACTATCAGTAGATTGAATAAACCCATTGATAGTTGTTGATTGATTTAATACATTCTTCTCGTAATAATCAATATCAGCATAAGTTTGAATATTGCTAACAATATCCAAAGGTTGTCCTTGAATTTCTAACTGCTCATAGTATTTTTGTATGAACTTGCTAAACAGTTCATACTCTT